GGAACCCCCCCCCCCAAGTTGCGCCTAAAACGGGATCTCATCGTCCAACTTGGTGGATGGCTTAGAGTTCGACTTAGCTTCACTGAGAGGAGAGAAGCTCTTGATCTCCGTTTGCTGGCGTGTCTGGTTGTTTGTATCCGTCCATGGCTTACCCATGCCAACATAAACTTTGCAGGCAAGACCAACTAAAGACGTAACATCATCTGGTGAATCAGGTGTTGGGTGGCCGCCAGAAATAAGAAATGTTTTTAACTGACGCATACCAATCTCTGACGTTTGAGGATTGGTGTGATGCAAATTAAAGTTAAAGCGAATGTCACCAGAGCCAGCCTCGTCTACGAAGTCTGCAACAACACGCTTGTTTTCCTTTGCACCAAATGTTTCCATCGCGGCAGACGTACACTTGACTGTATATTCGCCCTGCGCCAAACGACTAGAGCCTCTACCTTCTTGTTGTTCTACCTTTGATAAGTCTAGGCTTCCAAAGCCATTCCAAGTTTTACTGCTCATTTTTCATCTCCTTTTTTTTGACAGATTGAGCTGAATTATATTTGTCCCACTCGGCGTCTGGCATAGACATACGAGCAAGTAGTTCGGTAACGTCGTCAGTTTTTTCATAGGGTTTTAGACGTTGGCGGGGGTCACGAACTTTGCCGTGCCATCCACTGGCTTCATCAGTCACAATGTATCTTGTAACTTTCGGAAGACCCGCATCTGTTTTCTCTGTGGTGCGAACACCACACAAGACATGATCGAATAATGCGGGAATTTGTTTACTCACTTTAGCACCTTTTACAAAAGGCCAGTATTGGGTCACGTCGTTGGCATCTTTTTCTTCGCCAGCAAGACAAGTAACATAGACGTGCATGTCCAAGTCTCTTATCCACTTTAACGTACCAATCATCATGCGGCTGTAGTCGCCCCATATTTGAAAGCCGTTAGAGTTGTGCTTGTGTTCGACTTCAAGATGCTCAAGCAAACGCTCGGACAACTCAGTCAAGCTGTCGATAGCAATCCATTTGTACGGCCAGTCGCCAGACTTAATGGCTTTGTCGATCATCTTACAAACACCACGATAGGAATAATGTCCGTCTTCTGGATCGTGGTTGCCATCCCAAGATGTAAAGGGAACGTAATCAATATCAACGTCTTCAACAGACTTTAGTCCAGCCTCACCAGATATAATAAGACCTTTGCCAAAACGCTTTTCATAATAGCGGCACTGATAAGTCTTGCCATAGCCATGGTGTGCGTACAGCAAAACTTTTGTTGGCCCGTCCTTTTGAATGGACGAGGTAGATGGGAATTTAAACATGTGGGATTACCTTTATCTTCGGCTTGTCGAGGGTTCTGGTGAGCGCAAACTTCAAACGTTCTTGCTCACTTGTGGGTAGCTTTTGAAACTTTCTTTTATCCACAGACATCGACCGCTTGATAAAGTCAGGCAGATCGTCTTGCGTATAAAGGTCTTCCAAAGCCTTCTTGTCCCACTGCCAGCGTTCGGAGCGGTTCAATACTATTTCAAATGTGTCAGTAGACATTGCCCGTTCCCCAGCTTCTTCGGGAAAGACGTGCGCTATTTCAGTCTCAAGCTGGCCCAATAGCACAGTTAGTGCTTCGAGATCGCTTGTTGTTTTTAGGTGTTTGGCTGCGAGTTCTTCTAAATTAGAGCCTCGCTTTTCACTTGAAGGTGTCTTTTTGCCAATGTCAAAGGCACCCCATTCATCGCTTTCAATCATATTCTCTCCTTAGATTGACGTCAGCTTTCATATCGTTTGACGTCTTGTCATATCACAAGGTGTAGTGTATACGATACAGGGTGTCAACTATATGGAGTAGAGAAAGTGACAACGAGACTAGATATTGCGTCACTAATTGATGACCTTGGAGGTGCATCAGAAGTGGCAAAGCTATGTGATGTAGTGCGGACAGCCCCATACGGATGGGTACGTCGTAACTATGTTTCATCATCTGTCTTGGAAAAACTGAAATCTGCCAACCCTGACCTAGACATAGACAATTACTTTAACGAGGTAGACGATGACCAAGACAAAACTGGACGCAGCACTTGAGTATTTAGATCGAGGATGGGCAGTCATTCCGATAAAGGGGGACAAGAGACCCGCAATTAAATGGGCAGAATTTCAAACAAGGCTCCCAACAGAAGAAGAAGTTATAGGCTGGTGGACGAAGTGGCCAGACAATGACATCGCGGTTATTACAGGAGAAGTCAGTGGAATAGTTGTTGTCGATTGTGACAATGACGAAGCCATAGAAGCGTCACAGACGGCAGGGATGCAGTCACCTATTCGTGTAAAGACGAAGCGGGGATTGCATCTTTACTTTCTTCACCCTCGTGATGGAGTAAGACGCGGCCCTCGTGCTGGTGTTAACAGCCGAGGTGCCGATTGGCCGTGCATAAACGGGTTAGATTTTAGGGGTGATGGATCATATGCTTTGTTACCACCGAGTACAAACTATAGCTGGGCGATCCCAGCCTACCTAGATTTAGACGAAATGCCAGTTTGGAATGATTGGAAGCCCAAGCTGGGTGAGGAAAGACTGACTGCTGAGTTTACATTTGGCAAGCTAGACCTGTCTGGGATAGACCCCATTGATCCTAGCGAACTTCTGAGTGAGTGGGATAGGACTGCCAAGTATGTAGTCGATAACTTCCCTACCACAAAGAAGCTACCATCTGGTATGAGCAACGGACGCAACGAGCGTGTGATGCGGTACATCAGCGAGAGTATCCTCGAAGGTTTCTATGGCCCAGAGCTACGGGTGCGTGGTTACGCTTTTATGAATGAGTTCTTTGAAGACGTATTGGATGAGAACGAGTTCGAAGCGACTGTTCAATCCATGGAGAGTTCGGAGAAACGTAATCACCCAGAACGTTTTGATATACACGGTGAGTATATCTATAGTAAAAATCTCATCCCAGAACCTGAGATAAAGAAAGACCGTAAGCTCATTCAGATGCGCGATGCGGAGCAACTTCTGGAAGAGGCAGACGCAAAGTCTTATCTCATCGAGCCGTGGCTGCCATCAAATACTATCGTCCAAGTCTTTGGCTATAGCGGACATGGTAAGTCACTGTTCGTCCAACACGCAGCATCAGCACTGTGCGCTGGAAGAAAATACTTTGGCCCCTTCGAGGTAGGCAGACCAGCAAGGGTTCTTTACCTAGACTTCGAGATGGGTATGGCCACGATTGCCAGACGTCTGATGGAAATGAGACAGATGCACGGCGATACACAGGATCGCTTGAACATCTGGACGCCGTTCATTGAGGGTAAAGAGATTGATCTTCACCAACGAGAAGGTCTGTTAGAGCTACAGGAATGGATCAAATTTGCAGGGCCAGACGTGATCGTGATAGATACAATCCGTTCTGCTTATCCAGGGCTGGCTGAAAATTCGGCAGACGAGTGGGCAAAAATCAACAAATTGGCTGTGACTTTGCGCAACTCTGGCCTTGCAGTCATAATGATTCATCACTCAAACAAGCCTACCGAGGGCGGAATGGGTAGAGAAGCGGGGTCAACCAACCAGCTAACGGTGTTGGAGACGCAGATCAGGGTAGCTCAAGTCTTTAAAGATGAAGAAACTGCCAAGCAAAACGCTGGGCTTTATGATGCGAACTACGACACTCCCGTCTGGCCTCTCCTAGAAAGCAAGCTGCCCCCGCACTATCGTCTGTATATGGTGATGGAGGTTCGATACGGTAAGGTGCGCGAGTGGACAGACTTGCATGACCGCGTCCAGTGGATCGGTTATGCGGCGCATAATCTAACCGACGAGAAGATTGTGGTGTCGAGCAAATCGACGAAGCAGAGGTGTAAGGATATGGCATTGGAGGGCTACGCTCCCGAAGCTATTGCGGATAAATTACATCGTCCAGTACGTCTTGTTCGTGACTGGCTTGAGATCGCGGACGTATTGCCACTACCTTAGAGTTTGGAAAATGCTTACGAACTTCATCTACCCACATCGCAAGACGTGGGTATTTTTTTCTATTGTCTTCTTTACTGTCCGTTGTTTTCATTAAATAATCTCAAAAGTAAGATCGTCTAGGCGTGTTAACGTTGTTAACCTCTTACGTTCTAACGACCGCGAGCCTCTCTGGAGGCTCTCGGCCTAACGTCTTCGCGACGATCTTATCATTGTTGGCGATAAAGTCAACACCTTTAGCACCTAAAAGATATTGAAGTTGTGTTTAATATGTTATACAGCTACGTCAAATTATAAATAAGGAGAGTAAATGCCGAAGATGGTGCGCGTCACAGACGCAAACCTGTTATGGCTCAAGGAAAATCACGACACAGAAACTTACATCGACATGGCAAAGAGACTAGGCTGTTGCGTCGATACACTCAAACGCATTCTCGTTCGGGAAGACTTACAAGATTTTGACGGAGCCAAGTATCAGGTTCGTACAAAGATTGATCCATCAAAAATGTGGAAGCGACCGTGTATGACATGCGGTGAGGAGGAGGAGCGACCACGCTTCTGGTACTTCTGCAATAAATGTAGAAAAACGATGGGGTACACTGAATGAGCAGACAAAAAGTTAAAGGCGATAAGTATGAGCGCGAACTGGCCGCATACTTTAATGATAAGACAGGTCTCAACTGTTCCCGCGCACCACTGAGTGGTGGCGGCAACGTCAATATGTATGGGACAGCAGACTTAATTGGCACACCAGCACTGTTTGTAGAAGCCAAGCGTGTAGAACGTTTGAACTTTCACGACGCAATGCGTCAAGCAGAAGGCAACATCAGCAAGACCAACTCGATGTGTATGCCAGTAGTTATCAACAGAAAGAACCAGATGAAGACGGGCGAAAGTCTGTGTCTTATAAGGCTTGATGATCTTTTAAAGTTATACAGATGTTATCTTGTTCTTAACGGTTACACCAAGGACGACCAGACGTAAGGCTTCATGGCATAATCCTTCTGAAAACAGGAGGTATTCTAATGTCACGAGTAAGAAAAGATAGAGGAACAGTATTCGGTACGTCTTCTATGTCGTCAAGAAACAGACCTGTATCTGGAGGTAATCCCTACCAGTCTGCGTCTAATGTTGCGTCAAACTTCGGAACGTCTCTTTCAAAAAGCCCTGTCTACATGGGCCGTAAGAAGTCGATGAGACGATGAAGACGCGTAAAGTAATCAACGTTGGTAACAAGACGCGGTCTGCCAACATGAACCATGCCAACTGTCCCTGCGTCGTCGGTGTTAAGAAAGGTAGTTTCAAATGAACAGAGGAATGAACAAGGGAATGAAAGGGCCAAACATGGCCCAGCGTAAGCAAGCACAAATGGCGTTTGCTCGTATGAACCCAGCCCAGAAAAGAAAATTCGCCATGCAGCGTCAGATGATGGCAGCTAAAATGGGACGTCGTTGATGGCAGCGAAGAAAAAAAAGACAGCCAAAAGAGATGCTTGTTACTCTAAAGTTAAAGCCCGTTACACTCGGAATGGTGGCACTTGGCCTAGTGCTTATGGGAGCGGAGCGCTCGTTCGCTGTCGAAAGGTCGGGGCTAAGAACTGGGGAAACAAAAGTAAAAAGGCATGACCGACAATTTAAAGCAATGGTTCAGCCGCAATGGTGGGACAGGATGGGTAGACTGCAAGACGGGAAAGCCTTGTGGTCGAAAGAAGCGTACAGCAAGTGGGCGTCCTTACCCTGCGTGTCGCCCAACAAAGGCTCAGTGCAACTCGAATGCAAAGAAGAAGACGAACAAAAAAAGAATAA